AAACAATAACTAGCGATAAACAGTACGAGGAATTCGTGCAGGTTACGCCGTTTGGTCTGGTGCCTGAAAAGCAACAGGCTGCGGCAGTTATTTACACGAGTGAAACGCAAGGTCCAGTTACTCGTGCGACGCATGTTCTGTATGCGCTGGGTTATGTCGTCAGTTATGAGGAAATCAAGAATAACCTCTACGCTGAAGTCAGCCAAACTCGGGCAGGTAGCCTGGCTAATGCCTTCCGTCAAACGAAGGAGCGGATTGGTGCTGGTATGTATAACAATGCGTTCTCGGGTAGTTACCTGGGCGCTGACGGTGTGTCGCTGTGTTCTACAGCTCACCCGAATACCAGTGGCGGAACGTACTCAAATAGGCTATCTACGGATGCAGCACTGTCCGAAGCTGCCCTCGAGGACATCCTGATTCAAATCATGCAGGCAGAGGACGATCAAGGTAACTTGATTAATCTGATGCCTAAGTCCCTGCATGTTCCTCCAGCGCTGTGGTTCACGGCTAACAGAATTCTGAAGTCCGTGTATCAAACTAACAGTGCTAACAACGACATCAACGTGATCCAAGCTACGAATGCCCTGCCGATGGGAGTGAAGATGAATCACTACTTAACTTCTTCGACAGCATGGTTCGTTCGCTCCAACGTGCAGAAGGGTATGTACTACATCGAAGGCGAATCGCTGCAGTTCGACAAGGACAATGACTTCGACACGATGAATGCGAAGGCCAAAGGCTTTGAGTGGTATTCGTTCACTTGGGTTGATGGTGGTCGCGCGGTGTTCGGCAGTGCCGGGGCGTAAGATGAAAGCGAAGAAACCTTACAAACCTTCTGGTCCGATGCTTCCGGGAACGAAAAAGAAGCGTAGTTAACTTCGTAGTTCAATGGGTAAGCGGAGGTGTAATTCCTCCGGGCAGGGCAGTAGCCATTCCGTCCCTGTCCCTAAGATAGGAGTATTGAAATGCCGATTACTAATTTTCCCTATGGTGTGTCGTCGTTTGGAGTTCCGGTTATGCCGGGAAGTGGGCCTTGGACTGGCACATCGTTTTTTGTAGATCCTGCAAATGGATCAGATTCGTATGATGGTAAGTCGCCGACTAGGGCTTTTGCTACAATCTACAAAGGCCATGATGCTTGTACTGCGGGTAAGAATGATGTAGTCTACCTGATTGGTGATGGGGGTACGGCAGGAACTGCTCGGCTTTCGGCTGCGCTGGCTACAAGTGTTGATTCATCGGTTACGGTAGGTACCTTGATCTGGAGTAAGAATGCCACGCACCTGATTGGTATTACTGCTCCGACGATGAATCGTCGTGCAAGAATCGCAACTCCGACAGGTACATACACTTATACCACGTTTGGCTCAGTGGCAAACCTGATTACTGTATCCGGTAGCGGCTGTTATTTCTCTAACTTCTCTGTGTTCTCACAGTTCTCGACTGGTGGCACAGGTGAGATTATGATGGAAGTTACTGGTCAACGTAATGTGTTTGACGGAGTTGATCTACTTGGGCCTGCGAGCACGGCTGCAATTCAAGCTGCTGGAAGTCGTACCGTTAAGATTACTGCCGGTGGTGAGAATACCTTCCGTAATTGTCATCTTGGAGTTGATACAGTAACTCGAAGTGCGGCTAACGCCACGGTGGAGTTTGCTACTGCCACTGCTCGCAATACATTCGAGAATTGTACATTCCCGATGTATACTGACGATGCAGCGGCGCTATGGGTACTTGGATCGGCAGCAGGTTGTATTGATAGGTGGCAAAAGTTCAATCGTTGTTTGTTCCTGAACAATGTAGAATCTGGATCCACTGGACTGACTGTTGGATGTAGCCTTCCGGCATCAGCTGGCGGTATGCTGGTCATGGCAAAGTGTGATGCTGTTGGTATGACTAAGTGGGGTGATACTGCAGCCCTGGCGCAGATGTATGTCTCGAATGTTGGTGGCGCAGCTACTGACGGTCTGATGCTCGCACCGAGCTAATGTAGTTCCTCAGGGATGGGAGACTGTCCCTGAGGGTTAACTTGAGGAAATGCTATGCGCCCGATTAAACTCGCACTGACGCCTGCTGCGTTAGACCTTGATGGATTTGCTAATGACGCTACTGGAGCTGGTCCGTTTGCTGTAACGGCTAGTCCTGATGACGATATGGCTCATTTAGTATCTTTCGATACGGCAGCTAATCTTAGTACAATCACTGCAACAATTACTGGAACTGACGCAGACGGAAGAAGTATTACTGAAGCTGTAGTTCTTCCGAATGCTACTACTAATTACTCCACGAAGCATTTTGCCACAGTCTCGAGTGTTTCTGTTAGTGCTACGCTTGGGGCTAACACTTTGGATATTGGCTGGGGAGCAGTTTCAGTTAGTCACACCATAATGCTAGATCATCAACAAGATCGCTTTAACGTTGGACTTGCCGTAGATGTGTCTGGTACGATTAACTATGGCCTTCAAGTTTGTTATGAGGACATTCTTAATATTGCTGCAGTATCTGCTTTGTCTTGGTTTGCTCATGACTCAATTTCAGGTGAGACTACAGATCAAACTGGTACACAGTCATGGCCAGCAACCGCAGTTCGTTTGATTGTTAACTCAGTAACTGCTACCGCTACCGCAAAGGTACTCGTAGTTCAGGGGTACTAAAATGGCTGCCCCTAAAAGACCTCGCTCAGGCAGTAATAAAAAGGGTCAAGGTTTGGCAGCTGGTGGAGCTAGAAAAGCTAAAGCTCGAACTGGTGGAGTTATTAGTCCCCGCGTCCCTAAAGTTACAAATAAGGTAGTATCGCTTGGGCGTAACTCAAACTGGCTCGGGAGAAAATAATGAGTCACGCAGATCATTTAGTTCTAGGCCAGAATAATGTTCTGTGCGACATCTGTGGGTGGAAGTTCAAGAGCAATGAACTAAAGAAAACTTGGGATGGGTACTGGGCATGTAAGCGTGATTGGTATCCTCGCCATCCACAAGACTTTGTAAAAGGCGTTACGGATACACAGAAAACTATCCTCGACCGCCCAGAAGCTACTGATGTCTATACCGCAGAAGCTCAAGCCCTCACGATCTGGAGTGATCCAGCATCATCATAAAGGAGTAAATCGTGGCAACCACAGGGACTAATACATTTACCGTAACAAGGGATGACATAATTAAATCGGCGCTGCGTAATCTTGGTGCGCTGGGAGTTGGAGAAACTCCGATTACCGAGGACTACACAAACTGTTCTCAAGCATTGAACATCATGATTAAGGGTTGGGCGAAGAAAGGTTTGCCGCTTCATGTTACGGAGGAAGTTAGCATTGCCCTTACGTTGGCTAAGGTTGCTTATACCATCGGGCCTACAGGAACACCGACTCCAGATAAGATAGCTTACAAACCTTTGCGAATACTTGAAGGTTCTTTTATCCGAGACACTAATGGTATTGATACTCCGATGACGTTAATTTCTCGGCAGGAATATAACGCACTTGGAGATAAGGACGCGTCAAGTGTTCCTAACCAACTGTATTATGATCCAGGTACTACGGTCGGAACTATTTATGTCTTTGGCGAATCAGTGGATGCTACACACACTTTATACATTCAGTCTCAACGGCAGTTTCAAGACATGACCAGCGGTAGTGATAACTTTGACTTCCCCCAAGAATGGTTTCAGGCATTGAAGTGGGGGTTGAGTGCAGAACTCTCAGCTGAATACGGAACAACGGAAAGACTAATTCCATACTTTGAACAAAAAGCTGCAATATTTCTTGAAGAGTGTTTTGGTTGGTCGCAGGAAACTACAAGTGTTTTCTTCACGCCAGACCAACAAATGCTTTCAAGTCAGGCTGCGTAATTACTAATGTTCCAATTTGGAACGCGAGGATGCTATGGGTGAACCAGTTAGACAGCCACTTCAAGTTTTGTCAAGCTCCCGAGACTCTAACCGAACAAAAGGGCCTTGGGCGATTAACTGTTTTCCAGACGAAAACAAGATTATGAAGCGCCCTGGGTTTAGTTTGAATGCGTCGGGTACTACACCAGGGCAGGGTTTGTTTAACTACACAACGTCAATTGTTAGCGTTCAAAACGATGTGTTAAAAGTTGGAGCTTCTTCCTTCCCACTATGAGACACGAACTTCCAGAGCCGAATGTAACGCGAGGTCCGAGTCGAGATAAAGATTCGTGGGGGACTAACGTTTTCATTGAACAAAGTGATGATAGAACGTTTCTTGTAAAACGGCCTGGAGCTACACAAACTGGGGTTGTAGAACTTGTTGGGCAAGGTATGTGGAATGCTGATGGTAGCCCATTTATTATTGGTGGAGATACTTGGGGTACTAATCCTGATGGTGGTGTAGGCGATCCTATCTACACAACATATGAGACAGGCCTAACAGAGGCTAGCATCGGGGCAGCTTATGGACAAGTTGCTGCAGGGACTAATTATGTTCTTGTGTCAGGTGGTCAGGGGGCAGGTGGAATTTATATATCTAGTGATGGGCATACATTCGAAAGTACTGGATATTCTGCCGTAATGTTAACTCATATATTTACTGACGGGTTAAATTTCTATGGCTTTGGCCCAACAGGTATTTTATACAAAACAACTGACAATGGCATTACTTGGAATAGCATAGAGGATTTTAGCATACAGTTCGCTGCAATGACGGCAGATGTATTTTCTGCATTTGTAGGAAGCACACTTTACTTATTCTTTTGTTCCTTTGGATCTGGTGCAAGTCGTTATCAATCCGTGGATGCTGGCGTTACTTGGACTGGGCCTACAGTTATTTCAGACTTAACTTCAGGCGCGTTAACTCCAAGAGGGCAAGCAACATTTTTTTCGGTTGACAGTTACTTATATATTATTCAACAAGAATCTAACAATGCTGATGGATTTTTAATTAGATCTAACGATTTGTTTGCTACACACACTTCATATCTTGTTTCTGATTTCGCATATAGTATAATCACTCGCCCTGAAATGTGGCCTTTGCTGGCTGAGTGGAACGGTAAACTTCATCGGATTGGATGCTTAACTGACTTTCATTCAATATTTCATTATTCTACCGCTGATGGAACTGCTGTTCCTTGGGATGACGAGGGAACAGAAGTTAATGATGTGAGCTTCCTTACTTACCGATCAATGGTAGTGTTTAAAGGAAATATGTATATTTACTATCGAACTAACGTCGGAGTCTCTGATGGAGTTCATTATGTACTTAAGATAACTACAGGAGGTACTCCTTTGTCCGTCACAACTCCAGGTCTGCCTTTTGACTTTGTTCAAACCCCAGACTCAGCTGCAACTCCAGGGTTTTTCTTTAAATCAACGAAGGATGCGTTTTACTATAATGGTTCGACAGTAACAAAGGTTAGTGATGGAGACTACCCCGCGACTACTGTTCGTGGAGTTGCTGCATTGGACGGAACCTTTTACGTTATGGATGCTAACGGTAAAATTAACGGAAGCGAAATAAATGACTGCCTAACGTGGAGTGCTTTGAACTTCTTGCAATGCCAAATGGAGCCGGATAATGGAGTTTACTTAACGCGACTACTAAACTTTATTGTAGCCTTCGGAACATACACAACTGAGTTTTTCTATGACGCCGGTAATGCTACAGGCAGTCCACTTTCCCCATACACTAGTTCAATGCTTAACATTGGATGTGCAGTAGCGACTAGTGTTGTTCAATCAAACAATCAAATATTCTTCATTGGCGTATCAAAGCAAAAGGGGCGTTCAGTTTATGCGCTGACTGGTACGACGCCGGAGATTATTTCAACTGCCTCAATTGAACGCTTGCTAAATGCTGATGACCTCGCAGCAATTTCGTCATTCTCAGTTAAAATTTCCGGGCATAACTTTTATGTATTGACGCTTGGAACACTTGGAATAACTCTTGCCTTTGACCTTGTTATGCGGGATTGGAAAGAGTGGACAAGCCTAACAGCAAACGCATCAACAAGTGTCACGTCACTAACTTATAGCTCAACTACCGGTTTGGTTACTGCTGTTAGTGCATCTCATGGGGCATCTGATGGTGATCCGGTGGTTATTGCAGGTGCTGCCCAAAGCGATTATAATGGGACTTGGGTAGTGTCCTATGTAGATGCAAATACATTTACTTATATTCCAACTAACGCCCCTGCAGTAACTCCAGCAACAGGAACTATTACAGCGGTTGCATATACTAGTGGCCCATTTATTGGAAAGTTTTACACTGGTTTCGGCACGCAAGATTTGATTCAGGATGCAAGCGGAAATATTTATGAACTTAGCCCAACCCTTTACCAAGATAATGGTTTGCCAATAGATGTTCATGTACGTACATCCCTGTTGGATGGTGGCAGTAACCACAAAAAGTTCTTTTCAAAGCTTCAAGTGATTGGAGATATGGCTAGCACAAAGGTATATGTTAGGTATACCGGAGATGATTACCAAAGCTGGTCAGCTTATCGCCCCGCAGATATGTCAAAGAATAGAGCTTTGCTAAATAGACTTGGTGATGATCGTAGACGGGCATTTGAAGTTAGGCATGTTGGAAACACTGTCCTGCGGCTCGAAGCGTTGGAACTTGAGGTTGAGAAAGGGACAAACTAACATGCGAATTTTATCTTATACTTTGGAGAGGTTAAATGGCAAATACTAGATCGCCTATTGCTAGCGTTAACCAAACTATGTGGGGGGGTAGTCTTGGCAACGGGTATGGAGGTAAAGCTCTTGGGGTAGATTGGGGATATAATGATGCGCCTGTAAGCGGATATGCAGGAACTGCGATTGGTGGTAATCCGCCCGCAACTAGTCAAGGTACTTCGGCTGGAACTACTTACATTCCTGGCGTAAATGTTGGGCTATCGACTCCAGCTACCGTATCTAATGTTCCGACTCCATCTGAAGATGCGTATTCAAAGCGTATGTTGGCTATGTCTACTGGTAAGTTTGATGCCACAGACCCATCGTATCAGTGGAGATTTAACGAAGGCCAACGGGCACTTGAACGAAGTGCCGCCGCAAAAGGTCAGTTAGGTTCTGGTAATATAATGCAAGAACTGGTTAGTTATGGCCAGGGTATGGCGTCGACTGAGTATGCCGCTGAGTTTGATCGGATGCTAAGGGCTAGCCAGCACGCTACCACACAGTATGATTCGGCTATTAAAGGTTTAGCCTCAATGGCCGGGATTGATTATAACAGAGGTATGCTTAGTGTAGCTGGACGAAATGCTGATGCTAACATGCTTGGAGCACAAGCATCAATGCGAAGTGCTGAGGCAAGTGTAGCAAATGCTGGGACTAACCAGGCTAATTCAAACATAAGTGCTAATAACCAACGATATCTGCAAGAGCTTCAGTCCGGAAAAGATGCTGCGGCTCAGGATGCTTTGTGGAAGATGTACAATACAACAGACCCTGATACATCCCTCGGAGGTGGTTGGGTAACATATACTGGAACCGGTGAAGTATATAATGGATTTGCTAAGCCAATTAACAGTAGCCCGCCAGCAGCGAGCACGTATACACCAGGTCAAAGTTCTTACCCTGGCGGTTGGGGAACGGGAGTTTAATCATGCCTATGCCTGGATATTACTCTAACCTGTTTGACAATATGCTTGCGCTTAAGGAAGTACAGCGGAAGAATATTGTAACTAATGTAAGCATTGAGAGCCGTCAACAAGAGATGCAAAAACGGCAGCAGGATATGCAATTCGCTGCGGAAGAACAAAGTCAAAAACGTAAAGAGGCTCAGTTACTGGAACAGGCATTCGCTGGAGGTTCAGAGTTTCGACAAGGGATGCAGGAAGCAGATACACTAATGATGCAAGCGAACAAGCTAGCAGACGCCGGCGCAAAGATTATGGGAGTTAATCCTAAGCGTGGCGCTGCTATGATTTTAGAAGCAAATACGTTAAAGAATTCAAAGAGTCAACAGGACTTACATAATACGAACTTGGCAAAGGTTGGTAATGAGCTGTTAAATACTGTTGCAATGAAGGTTACTGACCAGGCTTCGACAGATGATGCGGTTGCAGAGCTGGCTAAAGCTGGGCATATTGTACCGCAGCGTTTTCGCCAGTGGACTTCGGAGAGTCAAAAGTATTGGAATGACCGAGCAGCAGTTAGCAAACAAAATGTAGACATGCTAAAAGTTGATATGGCGGCGCGGCGTGCTACGATTGCCGCTGATGCAGAGTCACGTTTGAAGAAAACTGCTGAATCGGAGCAAAAACGTAAAGATGACGAAGCAGCTCGTAAGCGGGCAGGACAAGGACAAGCAGTAGATATTGCGGCGGAAAAAGAATACGATCGACTACGTAAAGATTTTGAACTTATGGAAAAGCCTGGATTCTTTGCTGATGTGTATGATAGGTTTGAGTACGATACTTTGAAAGCTCGCGTTCAGAAAGCTAAGGACAGGGCGTATGGAACAGGGAAAGCTGCGGAAGTTACTAAATCTGCAGGAACTAAAACAACTGATGCTTTGGATTCTGCTGCTGTGACTTGGGCTAAGGCTAACCCTGATGATCCGAGGTCGAAGAAAATTCTGGATTTGAACAAGGGAGCTAAGTGATGGCTTTTGATCCCGATGCATATTTGGCAGAAAAGGAAACTTCAGTTCTTGGAACAGGTACAACTGAGTTTAATCCGGATGAGTACTTAGCTGAAAAAGGTGTCAGTGCTAAACCTGATGTAGGTCTTGGAACTCGTTTTGTTGGAGCAGGCACTGCGGTAGTCGAAATGATGTTAGGTTTTCCAGGTTTCATTGCTGGCGTAGCTGCTACTGGAGCTATTGATATTGGCGGGGCAGTAGCTTCGCCCTGGACTGGGGAGAGTTCTGATGATGTGTTGAAACGCGGAACTTTTGTTGGCAGTGAAGTTTCAAAGGCTATTACTGGCGGAGTTCCTGCAGCGGCGGCGCTTGTTACGGGATTGGTTAAAAAGCCTTGGACTGGTGAGAGTCTTGGAGATATAGCTGCGAAAGCTGAGGATATTAGAACTACTGTCCACGAAAAAGGTTTGACTGGATCACTTGTTCGGTCACTTTCTGCCAATCCTGAGGAATACGATCAGAACATTGTTGCAGATGTAATGAATACAGTAGGTGAAAAGATAGATCAAACCGCGGTTTATCTGGAAGGCAAAAATGAAGACTTGATGCCTGCTGAAGCAGTGAGGCAATTTGCTAACGTGCTAATGGTAGCAGTACCAACACTAGGACATAAGGGTGCGAACTGGGCGCGAGATCGCATACTCGAACATCGCAAAGCTACCGCAACAACTCTCAAAGGCGAAGGTATCCTTGAAAAAGAATTTGACATCGGAGAAGCTGCGAAAACTCCTCCGACGGAAGCTGAGATTACGCAGTTAAAAAGTGACGTTGATGCTCATATTAAGGCAGAAACAAAAGCTCATGACCTAATGCAACGTGGAGCTTCAATCAAAGAAGTTGAACGCGCAATCAAGCGTGATCCACTTGTCGCTGAAAAGATGGATTTGATTAGGCAAAGTAGGGCTGACGCTGGGGCAGCGTTTGACAGAGACTTTGGGGCAAGACAGGGTGAGGTATTCAAGGCTGGCGAAGGTCCTGAACCAAAAGGTGCTGAAGGTCCTGATATGGAGCCGAAAGCTACAGCTAGTCCTGAGGGAATGATCGAAGGCAAAGGTGGGTCGATTGTTCCTAATGTTCCAAAATGGAACAATAGGATGTTGGAAACCGGCAACGTAGACAAAAATCTTATCTATGGGCTTGCTGGCACTGGCATTACGCTTGCATCATTCAACTCCATGAGTGATCAGGACAAAGACTGGGCCTTGCAGCTTGGTGGGTTAGGCGCGCTGACAACAGTTGCAAAAGTCAATCCACTGAAACAAATCTTCAAAGAGAAAGTTGGTGTTTCGTCGGATATGGTGGAGAACCTACCAGTCAAAACTAGTTTTACTAAAGATCAAATTCAACAACAGCTGAATAGGCCTGAGTACAGTCAAGCTGAAAGGGACATTTTCAAAGGTATCTTGAAGGCTCACGAAGGCCCAGTCATTACTGTACACGAACTTGCCGAGGCATTCAACGTTGCGACGAAAGATTTTAAAGTTGCCCCACAACAAACAGACGCGTTCATGACAAAAGATGATAATTATAGTTCCTACATCGTTGATGGATATGCACGGATAGGCCGAGCTGATCCTAAAGATAACACAACACTTTACCGATTGCCGGAAGGGGTTAGAGTTCCTCGCAATAATCACTTCAGAGATGAAAGGCTGTTTGGGTGGACTCGAGGATTTGAAGAAGGTAACATCTCCCACATTGTTGAGTTGCAATCAGACCTTGCCCAACATGCTAAGCCCTTGAGTCCAGTTCGGAAAGCTGCATTTGAACAGGAGTTAGAGGCTGCGGCCCAGATTAATGCTATAATTGACGCGCCAACTAAGGCCTATCAAAAGTCAGTTAAGAGCGATCCAAGTAATGCACTGTATCCTGATAATGTCGAGCGAGTTCCAACACAGATTCTTGTAAGGCACTTAATCGAAAATCAAGCTTTGTTAGAGGATAAGGCTCCTGGAATAATTCTCGACATTGAATCTCGGATAATGAGGCATCCTC